TCAGTCAAAGTCACCAGATGCGCGGCGTTTTAAATCGATGGATAGTTGCTGCTCGTCCGGCAGGTCATACGTTCTAGTATGTCTACGAGCCCGCTGTGGCGTTTTCTCGGGCTCCATAGGGAATTGTTTTCGTTCTTGCTTTTTAAGCCAGCAATGCGCCACTACCGCCAGGGTGGTGAGCAGCATTGGCGATGCCTGATCTAGTGGCACGGTGATATGCATCGCTGCATGCACCCGCTGTAAATCGGCCTGGCTGATTTCTGGAATGCTCATGGCTATTTTTCGTAACGTGTTACGGAATTTAAGAAATCGAATTTCTTCCGCTTCCGGTATTCGCGCATTCGCTGGGCAGCCGTCTTAGCATCGGGCTTCCGTGGCCGCCCGGGTCCGGACTTGGTGAATGCATCTACCGTGAATTTGTCCGCGGGATGCTTCATCACCACTCCCCTGCCATGCCGTTAGCCATGTCGAGGAACTTTAGGACTTCCGGCCGCATGCAATACTCAGCCTTGAATAGAGGTTGTTCACGCACGACCAGGTAGTCGGCCAGCCATTCACGCAAAATGAGTGCGGCCAATTCGGCGAAGGTAGGAATAAATGACATCGCGTTAGCCCTTTACCCACCCAAGGCCAACCGCAAACGAAGGTGCAAACAACACAAAGCCGCAAAGCAAACCAGAACCGAATGTCTTGCAGGTTTTCTTGATGGCGGCGTAGCGTCGCAGTTGCCGCATACGGGTAGAGCGCTGGCATGACAAACGGGGGAGCGGGTGAATCATTTGTTTAGCAACAAAGGGCTTCATGTGATTTCCTTATTTTTGAATGTGCGAAACCAGCACGCCTGATAGCAGGCATGACAAAAGACAACGTGGGAGGGAACGGCTTAGACCGTGATTACGGTGGGGCCAGGATGCGTTGGTGGTTCATTGGTGGACCTCAAGCTGTTGTCAGATTCAAGGTCAGCTGATTTATGGCAGACCAATTAATGTGCCGAGACAGTGGGACCCTGATCTCAGGCTTGGCAATAGAAGACACCGACAGCGTCCGTGATATTTCCAAACTGGCGATGAAGGAATAACCACATTCGGGGTTTTTGCATTGATAGGTGATCTCTTTCATCAACGACGAAAGCACACGGCTTTTAACGGCGCGTGGCGGCGTGGAACAAAAGGGACAGCACAGTCCAATATTTCTCATGTCTACAATCTCTCTACCTGAAACACCAATCGGCCCCTGACGCCGGTTTGAAACAAACTACAACTCGCTTGCCAGCTATACCCGGCGTGAGCATTCGCCCTGACCTTGCCGAGCGCACTCGCAATGCATGCCAACCTCGCCCAAAGTCGATACGGCATCAAGATATTTGCAGGTCACCATCACGAATCCAACAGCGGCAACCAGTGAGTCGATTTTGTCAATGACGATGCCCTGGCCACCATTAAGGAAACGGCTGACCTGGGAATCGTCCCACCCCACTTTGTGCTGCACATCCTGCCGACCCGGGCCGGTGAGAGCGCTGCGCAAGGCCTGTTCAATTTGCATTGGTCGCTTCATCATTGCCACCCACTAACAACTGCGTGCTGATGGGTGCAGGTAGAGATAAACTTTATTTTGTGCATAACGGTGTCCTTTTTGTTGACGGGTTATCGGTACGTTTTTGTTCGTACTGCTCCACACCGAGCAAAACAATGCGACGAAGGAATGCGGCACGGGACAGATATTCATGGGAGGCATAGATTTCAACGAGAATCTTTTCATCCGGCTTTAACCGAATGCCTATGGGCTTTTCCAAAATGTATTTAGGAGAGCGTCGAGCTGGGGGCTTCTTTGTCATGATGATATGATTCGTAATCGCTAGGGATGGCGCAATTGTATAACACTATAGTGTTACATGTGAACGGTTTTTATGAACTTTAATAATAATTTTGGAGTGCGCCTGCGTGAAGAGCGCGACCGACTTGGTTTTACACAGCAAGAAATGACCGTACATATCGGCATTAGCCAGAATATGTGGAGCAAATATGAACGCGGGCAAGCCGTGCCAGGTGGCGATGTACTCGCAAAGCTTTTGGCTATCGGTGGAGATGTTCTGTACATCTTGTCCGGTGAGCGCTCGACTTCAACGTTGGCCGCAGACGAAAAAGAGCTAATAGCGGGCTATCGCGGACTGGATATCCGAGGAAAGGCAAATATGCTCGGTATGCTTGAAGTTGTCGGCACACCTATGAAAGCCGCGCCTAACTTGAAATTTGCCGGTAAGGTCGAACAAGTCGTCGCGGGAGATCAAACGATCCATGGCGGGCTGACGATAGGCTCTGGCCCGAAGAAAAAGAAAAAAACATTACCGGAGTGATTGCCAGATGGCGATCAAAGACAGCCATAGCGTTTCAAGGTGATATCGCGCAGGTTGTGATAGGTGATGTGCATCAAAAACCTCAACTCCACAAGCAGCTATCCGTCGCACTAATTGCTATGACGACTATCTGTGGATGGTCGTTGTATCAAATTCCGAATGCGAGCGCGGTATCATCAACGATACCTAACTATTGCTACTTGGACGGCAAACATTACTCAGTTGGCAGCGCGACGAGAATGGTTTCTGGAGAGATTTTTGAGTGCATTCATGCAAGCAGTGAAGCGCCATCGTACTGGCATGAAATTGGATGGAAACGTCTCCACTAAACCACATTCGGAAAAGGGGGTTGATATGCATGCCATTCACACCGATAAAGAACTGCGTGCCGCACTTCACTCGATCTACGTTGCACAATTCAAAGCATTCAAGGCGTGTCAGCACGCATTTACTAAGGCAGACGCGACACGAATGCTTACTGGGTTGATGGGTGCGCGCCCTTGGTCATGGCGCGTCATCGGCATAACGCCGGCTGCGCTACAAGTATTTTCCGACCACGATTTTAAGCGTCCTCCGCGTCAACTACAGAGAGGGCATAAGCAGGATCGCGCTAGCACAGCCTCGGTACTTTATTTCGACTGTACTGAGCCAATGCCCTTGGAAGAATTCTTTGCATTCTTCCTTGAACGCGACGAAACCGTCATTATGACCAATGACGAAAACAAGCACAGGCCTAATTCTACATTTCCCGATTTCATAGCGATTGATTCAAAGGACGAGCTGTTCCCCTGCGGCACTCTGGTGGGGTGGCAACATCGTAAAGCAGAAATCAATTTTCTACGTGCGCTGTATGCCAAACAAATAGCCTCTTCGACAAACACCAAATGAATGAAATTCCATGATTTTGACCGAAATACAGACCGGACAGATCCCAGAAATTTATGAGGAGTTCTCCAACTTCGTTGGTGACAAACATTGGAAAAGCCGAGTAATACAACTCCAACAAGATATAAAAGGAAATGAATTACTCAACGACCACATTAATCGAGAAAACTCTATAGCTTTCCAACTTGAAAGCATTCGAGAATTAGTAGGCGATAATTCTGGTCCATGGAAGATGAACAATCATGCCATCTATCCAGCCGCGAGCTTTGCCGCCCAAGCGATGGGCATCATTAAGGCATCACCAACTAATCTCGCAGAGCAATTCAAGCGTCGAATTCACGGAGCGTTCAGGAATCCTGACGACATGCGTGGCTTGCGTTTGGAGCTCAGCGCGGCTACACACTTCGTGAATCGAGGGCTGTCGATAGCGTGGCCGGAAATGACAAATATAGGCACCTTTGATCTGCTTGTTAACGGCCTCGGTCCGCATGGATTAGAGGTCGAGTGCAAATCTATATCGGAAGATAAAGGAAGAAAGATTCATAAGCGAGAAGCGCTTGATTTCTACCATCTGGTAATGCCTCATCTCGAAAGCGTCAAAAGCAGCCTTTCTATTGGACTTTCGGTTGTACTAACCGTACCAAGAAGACTGCCGACCAAATATAGCGATCGAATGGGGCTGGCTAAAAAAGTTGGTGAGCACATTTTTCTAAAAAAAAGTGCGATTTTTCAAGACGGTTCGAGCATCAAAATTAATGAATTTGACACGAATGTATTGAAGGGTTCCAATTCGGCATCCCTTCCAAAAAATTTAAGAACGATCATAGATGAAATAACCGAGACGACAAATCGTCAAGCCATATTAATCGGGACCGAAGCTGGCGGCGCACTTGCAATAGTTGTTGAAAGCGCGGCCGACGACACGTTCTTAAAAGCAGTATTCGACACATTGAGCGATTCGGCAAAGCGACAATTTTCCAAAAGCAGAGGCGGAATGTTCCTAACTGGATTACAAGGAATAAGTTCTGATCAACTTCGTTCACTTGCAAATCAAGATAACGACAAGTCACAGTATGCGACGGCGTTAAATATTCGCGTCAGTGAATTTTTGAACGGAGCCAATCGTGACCATGTAGTCGGCGTCGGTTTTCTCAGCGAAAATCAATTGCTTCAGGCCGAGCCAGGAGTGGTTAAAACGAACGGATTGGCATACTACTTCCCGAAAAAGGATAGCTCTCTATGGTCTGATGATTTCAGTGGGTTGTTCTCATGGTCAACTGCAGCATAATTTCGTACATGTGACATAGATCAGTTAGAAGAAACAACTATGACGTGTAGTCGCCACCTATACGACTGAACTATCCAACTTATCGTCTGCGTTGTTTTCCTTAATAACGTTGCGACGCTCGGTTATTTTTGCCCACTCACTCTTTGCCGCGTGTTGTGCCGTTTGGCGACTGGCATAAATGCGCGGCAAGGTCTTGGGATTGGCGTTAGCTCCCGCCAGTGACTTCTTGTGTTTGCGCGCCCCGGTTGTTGGCTCCAGTTCCTGGCCCGACTTTTTAGTGACCAGGTCGCGCCACTTGGCAATCACCCCCGTTATTCCCGGATCCCGATCTACTTCATCCTCGCGTTCAATTTCCACTTCCTCTGCGCGCGTTTCCAGTTCGATACGTGACGTAAAGCCGCCGTCACTAATATTGTGTGTAACCTTGGCTGCAAGCCAGTCCATGCTATCGATTTCTGCCTTGAAGCCTGAGACGTTGACTGGCGACTGTGGTATCAAGGCCGGGTTGCCCAGGGCAAGCGACATTTCGAATGTGGCCTGGCCGCGCTGGATCCGCTGCCATTCGGCGACAGCTACGGTGCGCGCATCGAACTCGGTGGTATAGGTTGTTCGTAGGCGCTTGGTGTTACCAGGTATGCCTGCGACCACACTGCGGCGTAAGCCGCCGTGATTCACGTCATGCCAAAACGCGCGCACGCCAGTATAGCTATCCCGCTCGGCGGTGTGGAAGCGATGGCTGTCACCTAGTCGGCGCGTGATCTGTATCGTCGGCAGATCCTTGCCTGACGGGGTCTTGCTGCGGCCGGCCGGCATGAAAATCAACATGTCATTCTTGACCGTGGCGGCCGCATCGTATCTCTTCCCGAGCCGCCGCAGGAATGCCGCGTCGCTTTCGCGGGTCTGGTCCATGTGCTTGACCTGGATGTTACGCAACGCCTCAGATACGCCCGCCTGTAACTGCTGGCGGAAGGCGATCGCCTCGATGATGCCGCCGACCGTAGTATTGCTAAAGCTGTACTCGTTTATCTGCCGGAAAGTATCAATCAGGTTGGCCGTACGCGCACGTAGAGTCAGCAGATCCGGTACGCCGCTATGTTCGACCTCATCAACCGTGAAAATCCCCTTATCGACCAGGCCCGAATCGGTCCAGCCGATTTGAACATTGATCCGCGCGCCACGCCGGGGAATTGCCAGTTTCCCGTCAGCGTCGGTCAAAGTGATATCGAGCTGGTCGCTTTCTTCGCCGCGACATTCACTCAGCGACAAACTGACCAGGCGCGGCGCAAACTTGGCGGTAATATCCTGGTCATCCAGAGTAATTTTAAAAGCCGGTGTCGGGTAGGTCATTAAAATTTCCCTTTGACGACTTTAACGATATTACCTACCGTTAATTGGCTGGTAACAGTATCTTTCAGGCTCTTACCAATGGCATCCAGACTGAGCATGCTCTTGATGCTTCCGATGTCACCTAACTTTCCCATGAGGCCGCCTGCCATGCCCATGAGTCCGCTGGCCATAGTCAGCACGGATTCATCGGTACGTTTCAACGTCACCGCAAAATCGACGCGCCCGGCGTCCCCGTTCTTTGCCAGCACCGTGCGCCCCTCGGTCATACTGGTGATCACAAACGATCCATAGATCCGGCCGGTGCCTTGAATTAGAATCCACGACTTGCCCGTGTCGGCCATCAAGCGCAGCGCATCCAATGAATAGAGACTGCCGGTCAACTCCGGCGCAATCCACCCCGTCAGCGTAATTGTGTCGTCGCCCTTGCCCGTGTACTGGTGGGCATCACGAGTACCGACGCGCGCCGAGCTCGGATGCTTCCATTCGGTCTGACGCTGTAGATCCTGGTACGCCAGTGTGGGCAGGCTAAAGACGAACATTCCCAAGGCCATCATCATTTCAGTATTCCTTATTCGTGATAGTCAGACAGACCGGAGCGGCGGCGTGCCGCCTTTTGCCGGTCGCGTTTATCTAGTTCCTGCGCGACGGCGCGGGCGATGGCCTGGGCATCCATACCGGCGGCCGGCTGGATGATGATCTGGATGGTGTCGCCCTGGACAGCCGCACTGCTGCCGGCGGCACGCGGCGCAATTGGTGGACGCGTATCAAAGGCCATGGCCGGCATTGTCGCCGCACCGATGGCGATGCCAGCGCCAAGCTGCGTTAACCGCTTGGCAAGGCTACCAACCTGCCCAACCGGGCCATCCTCGCTGCGCTGAAGTCCGATAGCCAGCCCCTGCATCGTATAGTCGCCTAGCTCCGCGAAAGCGCGGCTGGGGCTATGGATGCCGAGCTTTTCTTTAAACCAACCAATCGCACTCTCGCCGACGCTGTTCACCGCATTCTTTAGCTTATGCAGGCCGTCCATGAAGCCGGTGCTTAAGCCGTCCATCATGTTGCCGCCGAGCGCCGTAAATCTACCCACCAGGCCAGACATAAACGTAGTGACGCTGTCCCAGTTCCTGACGATGATGCCCAGGAGCGACCAATTCATGAAAAAATCGGCGATACCCTGGCCTGCCCCCACCGCCCTGTCCTTGATCCATTGCCACGCGGTGGCCGCGCCGGCACTAATACTGTCCCAATGCCTGGCGATGACAGCAACAACGGGCCAACTCATCAAGAAATCCATAATGCCCTGGGCCGCGTTGCTGATGCCACCTTTAATCAGCGCCCAGATCGCCACCGTAATCGCTTTGATATCGTTCCAGTGATCCGCGACAAAGCCCACAATCGTCCAGTTCATCAGAAAATCGGTGATCGACTGTACTGCCGCCGACACCATCGTGGTGATGCCGGACCACAACGCAGAAAACCAGGCCTTGATCGGCTCCCAATGTTTGTAGATAAGATAGGCGGCCAGAGCTATAGCAGTGATGATGAGCACGATGGGATTCGTCAACATGAGCCGGCCGGCCAAAAATACAGCCTTGCCGAGCGCCGTAAAGCCAATGGCAATACCGCGCAGGATTGGCATGAGCACGCCGCCGGCAACGCCCATCTTGGCGAACATGACATGCAGGATGGCGTAGGGGCCAATCAAGGCGGCAATGCCCAGCATCAACGGGCCAAGCACCACCAGCAGGCCGGCGATCACGCTAAAGCCGACGATCATCGCCTTGGCCATGGCCGGATTTCTCTCCATGAACTCGCTCAAGCCCTTTAGCGCCTTGGTCGCCACAATCAGGGCGTCCGTGTACAGCGGGAGGATCTTTTCACCCATGACCAGTTTTAGATCGGATAGCTTGGCTCCGGCTTCCATTTCCCGGCCGCCGGCAGTGTTGCGCGCCTTGGCTTCCAGGCTATCGACATTATCGGCACCCGTATTGAGTTTGATGTTCTTATGGATCTGATCGCGTTGCTTGTACATCTGCGCATAGTAGTTAGCCGCGGTGCGATTGGAAAATAGTGTCCCCAACGAATCGATGACTTCTTTTTCCTTGGTGATCCCCTTTTTCGCCAGCGCCGGCAACAGTGTCTTTTCCAGCCATTCCAATGGGTTCGACGTGAATTGGTCGCCACTCTTGAGCGCGCCAGGCATAAAGCCTTTTAGGTCGCCGATTTTGTTGTACATCACTTTAGATGGATCAAGCAGCCCGAGGCTTTCGGCGAACTTTCCTGCGCGCGCTGTGGTCTTGCCCTGGTACAGATTCTGGTAGGCGCTTTGCAAGCCGACGCCGGCAGTTGCCCCGCCCATCTCTTGTATCAAAGGCTCCTGCTGATAATAGAACGCCTTATCGTCCAGCACCTTCGCAGCGACGCCGCCACGCTGGATGAATTGCTTCCAATGTTCCGGTGCAACGCGGCCGCCCGTTGCGGTAATGACTTGCTGCACGTAGTTCGCTTCACTGCGCATGCTGGCTTCATTGCTGGCCCCACCACGCATTTCCACGACCTTCAATAGATCCATGAACATACGATCGTTCTCGGCACCGCCTTCCTGGCCAAACATGGCGCGATTGGCAAATTTCATTTTTGCCAGGATCGGGGCAGACATTTCCGCATGGTGTACATCGGCAAAGATCGTCATGCCGTCACGCATGAGCTCCAAATTCTCGTTTTGGCTGGTGCCGAAGGTCTTCATGTCGCGGGCAAACTGAATCGCCTCGCCGGATGCCTTGTCACCGAGCCCCAGGGCGCGCACTCGCGCGGTCTCGGTTTGATAGTGCTTGGCTTCCTGGACGCCCTTGACGATAGGCGCACCAATGACGCCGCCGGCCACCGTGGCACCGATGCCAGCAGTCGCCAAATGTCCGGCAACATTGCGTGCTTTGCCGGCGTGGTCCTGTGCTTTGGTGACGCGCTGCTGATATGCCTGCTGTTGCGCACCGAGTCCGGCCAGACGCTTTTGCTGGCTCGACAATTCGACGTTGGTTAGCGCAATGGTGCCTTTCAGCCAGGCTTGCGCCTCACCGAGTCGTTTCGTGCTGATACCGCTCTCCAGGAGCGACGCCCGCATTTCTCGGTTTCGTTCCAGATTCGCGCGATAGGTATCACTGAGCTTTTTCACTACGGCGTCGGCTTTGCGCTGTTCCACCCCTAGTTTTTTGATGGCGTCGGCCGCAGGCGTTGCCTGCGCGCACAGGGACGCCAATTGGCTACCTATCGCCTTAGCGTTCTGCTGCGCGTTACGTAACTCCAGGCCTGTCGCTTTTAAGCCGCTTTTCAGATCCTGGAACTGGCCGACCTTCTTTTGTTGCGCGTGCAGCTCCTGGAGCCGGGCATCGGTCGCCTTGATGGCTTTGCCCAACACCGTCGATTCATTGACAATTTTCTTCATGGGCGCGGTGAGCTTGTCCAATGCCGCAAACACCACCTGTAACCGTAATTCTTTGTCGCTCATTGTTTCACTCTCACTCTGCCGCGCCGCTTCGTACCCTAGCGCGTTCGCGCCAGGCCATCAGATCCGTGATTTCCAGGTCATCCATTGCCTGCGGCGGCCAGTGGAACACCGCGGCAATGTCTGCCATGGGATTTTCTACACAGTCGGGGAGACCTCCTGACGATCCGCTTTCTTCACCAAAAAATAGGCGACCTCGGCACCGATGGACACCAGGTCGGCCGGATCCAGATTGGCGACATCCTGGGTGGTCAGAATCGGGCTCGTGATACGCGGCAAAACGCGCTGCAGGGCGGACACGTCCATTTGCCCCAGCTCAATCAGTGATACGCCACGCAACTCACCCGACTTTGGTTTGCGGATCTGCACTTCGGTGATCTGGGACGCGCCTCGGGTCAGCGGCTCATCCAGAACCACGGTTTTGTAGGTGCCGGCACCAATGATGGCTACGGAGTTGGTGGTGTCTGTGTTTTTGTTCATGCTGGTATTCCTTTAATTTAGGGGTAAATGCGGTAATGCGAAAGCGGTGATACTGGATCCGGTTTAAAGGCCGATGGCTTTGCGGATGTCGGCATTGCGATCAACCCCGCCTACCTTCTCGATGCCGCCCATGAAATCCAGCTCGATCAATACGACGCCATCAACGGACAGCTTGTAGTAGCTACAAGTGGTGTTGTACTTGTGGTTGGTGTCTGTGGCCTGCTTGGCGCTGCCCATATCGATTTCTTGATGCCGGCCGCGCACGACGACTTCCACCGCCGAGGTGATACCGTCGTCATCGTTCTGGTAAGCGCCGGCAAAGCGCAATTGCACGGCGTTGTGGCTCGTGGCACCGTACTGCTTGAGCGCATCTTCCAGCAAGCCGCCGGCAGTCCATTCCAGATTGATCGCCTCGCTGCCAAAATCGACCTTAACCGGGCCGGTCATGCCGGCGGCGCGGTATTCTTCCATCTTGCGGGTCAGCTTGGGTAAGGTCAGTTCCGGCACCATACCCATGTAGGAAGCGCCATCGTTGAACAAATTGAAGTCTTTAAGTTTGCGGGGTAAGCCCATGATGTTCTCCGTACTGGTGATAAATGGTCCCTACCGAGGCAGGGACCGCAGTGATAACTCGTTGAATCAGGCGTTTATGCGGCTGGCGAAATCGGCCAGGTAGCGGTCGGTGATCCGTTGCTGGAATACGAGGTTTTCCAGCGGCGGGACCGGCGTGTAGTCGTAATCGATTGCCAGCTTGCCGGCCTTCAATGTCTCCTTGCTGTTGAACGCCTCGTCATACCAGGCGCTGCCGTCGATGATGTAACCCTGGGCCTTCAATTCACGGAACTTGGAATTGATGCTTTCTAGCAGATCCTTGACCAGGGACGGGTGCAACGGCTTATCAACAAAGGTAAAGTGCGCCTCGGCGATGGTGTCGGCCAGCACCTGGGCGGTGCGCGTGTAATTCTCGAAAAAGAAAAATTCCGGCACTTCGCAAGTACGGGATCCCCAGAAGCGGAAGCCGCCGTTGTTAATCAAGGTCGTTACTTCCTTGCCGTTCAGATAGCCGGCGTCGGTGGCCGGATCCTGCAGATCCCAGAACACGTCGCTCGAGATACCCGTCGGGCCGTTCACTGGCATGTTCGAAAGCGTTTTGTGCCAGCCGATTTCCTCGTCGATCTTGGCGCGCAGCCCCAGCGCATACGCGACCGCCGGCATGCTGGCCTCGGCATTGGTGGCGACGTCCCAACTAACGAAATCCGGCCAGATCAGCATCAGCTCGCGCTGTCCGAAATCCTTGCGATACAGGACGGCGTCTTCTTTGGTCAGGCAACCGTGCGCCGAAGCATAGACAAAGCCGCGAAGCTGCTGTGCGACGCTCACCATGGCGTTCGTCACCGCCTTGGTGTCCAACCCTGGCGCGCCCAGTATGCGGGGCTTGATGCCAAGCTTGCTCTGGGCGGCCAGCAAGGCTTTGATGCCGGTATATTTGCCGCTGGCGGTGGTTGTGCCAATAACGTTGGAGGTGGTTTCCGCTTCGTCCGCACCTTCGGCCACGCGCACTACAATCGTAAATGGCTTGGTTTGCGCCCCGATGGCTTCCAGCGTCCGGCGCAACGTACCCTTCGTCCCCGCCTTACCCAAGGCGGCGATCACGTTGGTCAGCAATACCGGCGTGTCCAGTGGGAAGATGGCCGGGTCAGCATCCGAGGCGGTGGCGACCAGACCGATGACGGCGGTGCTGACGGTACGGATTGGGCGTGTTCCCTCGTTAATTTCGATGACGCGCACGCCATGGTGGTAATCAGTTGCCATTTGGCCTCCTGTTGATTGGTGATGGATTAAAGAGCCGTGGCGTCGGGTGCGACCGGCCAGGTGATACGGTTCGGATAATTCGCTTGCTCCGGCAAGCGATTGAGGCCGACGCGGTAGGTTTTCCAGACGCGTAACATGGCGAAATCGACGTCGCTGGCGTCGTCAATATCGACGCGATCCTGGTACTTGGTCACTTCGCTGTTGGCGCGACGCAGCTCGCGGCTGGCACGCTCCTGCACGGCCTCCAACAGTTCAGCATCGGTCGGAAAATAATGCGGCGCATCGCCCAGTTGACCGGACTCGCATGCGGTATAAATGGCACGTCCGTGCGGCTCGACATCGTCGGCGGTAGCCAGAAACGTCAGGTAGCTGTCCTGGCATTCAAATTTCACCAGGCATTGAAAACCCATCGGCAACCGGACGATGTCCTTGATATCCGAATAGGCAAACGGGTTCGCTGGCTCAGGTGGGTTCTCCAGTGCCGGCGATTCTGGCAGGACGATCGTCGGCGGCGCTGGAATCGGCGCTGGGTCGATGATGATCGGCAGTTCTGTCTCACTCATCACATCTTTGACGGTTTCACTTGCTGGAGTCTTGACCACCTGTTTTTTCATCTTTGCCATTACGCCACCCGTTGCCATAACACTGTGCTTGATTCGTTACCCTCGATAGCGCCCGAGCCGTAGTCATACGATTGCCCGCGCTGCTCCCATGCACCGGCCAATCCGGTGCCGCTTTTGTTTTTGTTCAAAACGTAACCACCGATACCGCCATAGCCCAAGCCTTGACCCGATAGTTGATTGGCATACACAGCTGACATACATGAGCCAACCGCAAGCGACGTGCGGTTGTACAGCGTCAATTCTGTTCGACCCGCTACGACGCCGTAGAGGTAGTAAGGCTGTTCCCCCGGATTTTCTTGGAAGCGCATCGGGACGTTGGCGACCTTGTCGGCATTACCAGCGGAACCGGCATACCCGGCGCTGTTCGCATAATTGACGCTGAAGTTGGAGGGGTTGTAGACGTTGACGTCGTCGTTCATGTTGCCACCCAACAGCCATGACGGTTGACCGCCAAAACCTTTCCAGTTCAAACGGATTAGTCTGTCCCCGAAAACAACATAGCCTTGATCGGTGGTGTCTACGGTTACCTTCAAGGCATTACTAGCTGACCAACCCATGCGAACCGTGTTATTCAACTGCCCAACGCCGCCACCCTGCTGTACAGGCATAAAGCCAAGTAGGTTTTGTTTCGACGTCGGGTCGAAATTACCCGCGTGCCATAGCTTGTAAGACACCGCGCCCATCGAATAGCCGCCGACGCTGAGGTTGTTATTGACATCCAGACCGAAATGCACCGCGAAATTGTCAGGGCGATGAAACGTCATATAGGCGGCGTCACCAGCACCGCCTGCCGATTTGACTTCAATCGTTGGTCGACTCCCACTTTGAACCCCAATTGCACCAGTAGAACCAACGACAGAGAGGGTCCCAAAGACTGAGCCGCCAGCAAGTGCAAGATACTTTTTAAGAGTGGCATCAAGCCCAGGCTGAAAGACGAATTCGCCTTGATCGGTAAGATCGACGGTGGCCTTCAATCTGTCACCTTTTGTCCATCCGATCTTGACAACGTTTTTCAACTGATCGACGCCGGTACCTTGCTGTACGGGTGTATAACCGAGTTCAGTTTGCTTATCGGCGGGGTTGAAATTTCCCGCGTGCCATAACTTGTAGGAATTTGAACCCATCGACCAACCGCCGACACTGAGTTGGTTATTGACGTCCAGCCCGAAATGCACCGCGTGTTTACCCCGACGATGAAACGTCATGTAGGCGGCGTTGCCATCGCCATCCGAAATGACCTCTATGGTTGGTCTGCCTCCAGATTCGTCCCCAATTACACCCGTGGAGCCATATACGTTGAGCACCCCGGAGACGCTACCGCCACTAAGAGGCAGATATCGTGCTGGGTCAAAGGTGACCGAATCCCACAGAAGCTTCCATTTACGGGCATCGAATGGCGGCGTCGCGCCGGCGAAGCCCGTACGCTCCCAGGTTCTTTGGATGGTGCCGCCCTCGGTGTACACCTGGCGAATGAAATTGCCACCGTTTACTGTGATCAGCGTGCCAAAGCCATCACCGCCCACAGGGAGATGTGTAGCGGCTATGATGCCGCGATCATTCGCGACAAGAACATCGCGCACCCCCGTTTCCAGCAATGTGTCGCAGTCGGTGTCACTGCTGGTGATAGCCGGCAGCTTGCGGAAATACAGCGCGTTGGCTCGCTCTGGCGTCAGGTAGCCTGGATGTGGATCCGGAGCCGCCCTGTGATTGTCGATGACTTTCGCCATCGCAGGAGTCAGGCCGGCGGGTGTCACTGCACGCACAGCATCTTTTCCGGCTACGGTTTCGTCAGGCGTGGCCAGTTCGACCACGCCCTGGCGATCCACCGTTGCCGGTGGATTCGTAAAATTGGCATCGCCGAAAGTCAACGATGCCGCCTTGATGGTGGCAAAAATCACGTCAGCCTGCAACAGAACCATAGCCTGTGCGGACTTCTGCAATATCGGGTCCGGCTGGCTGTATATGCCCAACAAGACGCCATTGCTTAGCCAGTAGCCGATGCCGCGCACGGTATAGGTGTCGGTGCCATCGTCACGAATAGTGACGTGGATCGTATCGGCAGCGACAACCTCCCCTGAAATAGTCTTCAAGCGCTTGATCTCGCTTGGCAATGTGGTCATGTCTTCATTGGCCGTAAAAACTGCAGCAGTAAAGCCAATTTCTGCAATCTTGAGCGGCGCGGTGCCGTTGTGTTCGGCATTGACCAGGGCGGCGCGTCCAGCCTTGGTGGTGATAATTTGGAGTCCAGGCATAGGGTTAGGCTTCTGTCAGATTCAAACGGGCATAGATAACGGGGCTCGCTCCAGCGACCACGGCAATCGCACCGCTGGTATCGATACCCTGGGTAAAAGTAAAGTGGCTACGCACGGGCTTAGTGCGGTTCACCTCGGCGATCACATCGTCAACGAATTCAGCGGTTGCGGATTGGCCGCCGGCACCGCTCAGTGTCATGACCAGGTCAAAGGTATGGGGCTCACCCATCGGCGCTTTTTGCCACCACTCGCGCAGCAGGATGGATCCACCGAAAGCGGCGACTACGTCTTTCACCGACTTAGCGGTCCCCTTTTGGCGGTGGATCGTCATTGCGTTACGTACTCGGGCCCGGCGTACTTCTTCGCTCCAGTATGATTTCCAGCTCTCAAGCGACAATTGCCAAGCCAACCAGGGCAGTTGATCGACTGGGATCACGTTTGGTTGATAGAGCGTGCGCAATGGCACCGTCACATTCGAAATCCGCGCTGTGGACGCTTCCAGCGCCCGCTCCTGGGGCGTAGAATTTGGGGGTAATAATGATCTGACGGGCTTGCTCATGCATGCCCCCAGATACCACCGTATTCGAGCGCAATATCGTCACAGTAATGCGCTCGGAGCTTGGAGATTTCCGGATCACTGTTCGGCGTAGACAGCTTCACGCGCTCGACACCCGCGACGACAAGTGCGGCATCAATGCCGGAAAGCGTCGGTACACGGCCCAACTGGTGCGCATCCTTGGCATATTGCTGCATACGCTTCAACGCTTCGGCCACAACCACAGTCGAATCAGGACCAGCAAAGGAATAAAGCGTCGCACGGACTTGATAACGATCGATCGTGGCAGACCGGACTTCCACGAAATCGGTCAACGGGCGCACGCCATCCTCATACAACCTTGCCGTAACGATATCGATCAGTTCCTGCGAAGCTGTACCGTCGCCCTCACGCGACAAGATCGTGACGACCACATGGCCCGGCGACGGGCTGGTCGCTGTCGCATTGCGCACACGCCCATCCGCGCTCAAGGCGTGGAAAATATAAGCCCCCTCGGGACCGGCTACTGACAGCCCTTGCGGTGCTAACTGGATACGGCGTCGGTAATCCTCGTTGGACTCCATGACGGCGTCCGTGCCTTTATCTGGATTTGCCGACGTGATTTGCAGGCGCGGCACGTCCATCAACGCGCCCAGATGATCCAGATCCTCGTCCATGGCATAGGCCAGCATGACTGCGCGGGCGGCCTCATTGATACGCTGGCGCACCTTTAATTCCCGGTAGGCGGTGACCTGCAATATTTTCATTGCGGGATCGGATTCCACCAAACCGACGTAGCTTGTATCTCGCTCTTGCAGATCTGCCAGTTGCTCGGCCAGAATCGTTTCGAAGTCCAGCGGCTCGATCACATTGGGAGCGGGCAGGCGCGATAAATCAATAGCGGCGCTCATGCACTGACTCCAGAACCCACCGGCACGGCCAATTGGATACTCTGCTCATTCGTCACGCCATCCAGGATCAGCAAAGCTTGCCCGGCCTGGCCGCGTTCAAGCTGCACGCCAGTCAACGCAATGCGGGGTTCCCACAACATGACGGCGTGCGCGGTAGCCGCATAGATGCGCAGCACGGTGGCACCGTTCAAGGGCTGATCGATCAACTCAGGCACTTCGGACCCGTAGGCTCGACGCATGACACGGCTGCCGATAGGCGTCGTCAGGATATCGGCCAGCGATTGCCGAATATGTGCCAGGCCGGACATAGCGCGACCATTGCTTGCGTTCATGCCGGTCATTTAGGCACGTCCGATTCATCGTTGCCCTGCTTCACGCCGCCGTGCTTATGACCAATCAAACTGACCGCTTTGGCGATCACGTCGACCGTGGCTTGCATGACACCTTCCACCATGGCTGCGGCACCCCCACCCTTGCCGGCCTTGACGTTCATGCCAGCATTAAGGGCCGCGAAGCCGTTGACGGTCAGGTTCTTTTTAACGGTCAGATTGCCGGTACAAATCGTATCCTCGGCGTTCGATGTCACCGTGCCAGGCACGGCAGAAACGCTTGTGCCGTCGGGCAGGATCGCGGTTAAGGCATGCGCCGCGCTGTCATATTGGATAACAGCGCCATCTTTGTAGCGCGTCGTGTGGTGCGCTGGATTGTTTGAAGGTGGCTGGAATTGATCGGAATACATCGCCGGCAGAATCACAGCGTTATCGAAATTTCCCTCCGGCGAAAGCAGAATCACTTGTTCGCCAATGGATGGCGGCCACCAAGTCTGCGCATCGCCCGCGCGATGGACTGCCCAAGGCCGCCAGGTAGGCGTGTTCTTGCCAACCTGAACACGCACGAGCTTTGCGTCGTAATCGAGTTCGATCACAGAGCCAACCCGAATCATGTTCAGGATTAAGCGCAGCAGTTCAGAAAGGTCAGTGGAGAGGTCGGCGGTCATGCATTGCATGTTGCCGTGTTGCTGTAGCTAGCGCATCAAGCAGAGGGTTGATAAGCTGGTTATCAACTCTGTCGATATTTCACTGTACGTGCGCGCGTGAGAAAGTGCAGCCTTAGACGCGGCGACGCGGTCGATGCGCTAACATCGACCACGCCACCGTACCGGCAGAAGTAGCTGCAAGTTTGGCCCAAGGCCGCGCCACCTGATCAGGCGACCCGAAGGCTATCACATTTGTAATCGCTACGATATGTCGGAAATCCGCTGCGGGAGCTGCTCCCGAAAACTTGGCGAGGGTGAATACATCACTCTGGTCATTAAATGCCCACGTTGCGGCACATTAAACCACCTGAGAGCCACGCGCCCCATATCCGCATGCCATCGAGCATCTGACTATGGAGAAACACGTGCAAGCAAATCCAATCATTCCCTGGCTGGGAGGAAAACGCCGCCTGGCTGACAAACTCATCCCATTGTTTCCGCCGCATGAATGTTACGTCGAGGTGTTCTGCGGCGGTGCCGCCCTATATTTCCTGCGACCGGTACCAGCACACACCGAGGTCATCAACGACATCAATGGCGACCTGGTCAACCTGTATCGGGTTGTACAACACCACACGGAGGAATTCGTGCGGCAGTTCAAGTGGGCGATTAGCAGCCGGCAAATCTTCAAATGGCAGCAAGCCGTAAATTCGGAGACCCTGACCGACATTCAACGCGCCGCCCGCTTCTACTATCTGCAGCAACACGCATTCAGCGGCAAGGTCGTGGGCCAGCATTTCGGTACCGCCACCACCGGACCAGCGATTAATCTGTGTCGAATTGAAGAAAATCTGAGTGCCGCACATTTGCGCCTGGCAGGCACCTATGTGGAAAACCTACCCTGGTTGGAATGCATGAAACGATATGACCGGCCCCACTCGTTCTTTTATCTTGATCCTCCCTACTAGGAGACCGAGGGTTACGGCGTGGATTTTGGGTTCGAACAATACGAACAGATGGCCGAATTCATGCGGACCTGCAAAGGGAAAGTAATGGTATCGATCAATGACCATCCAGACATTCGCAGGGTGTTCGACGGTTTTACGATGATGGGACTAGACATCAAATACAGCATCGGGAGCACCCATGGGCAGCCAGGCGTCAGCAAAGAGCTGGTGATTACCAACTGGGATGCAGATGTGGTGACGCAGCTTTTTTAGGGAATGCAAAGAAAAGTAAGTACCATTTAAGTACCATTTCAGCAGATCAAATCTTGTTCTTTTGATATATAGTTAAATAGTTTCCCGCAGGGAAAATATTCAACCGTCAATGAATCGTCAAAGGTCGATCAATATGAATCTGAAACTGAAACTGAAAGCCAGTATAGCGTTGGCAATATTTCTTCTGGGTTGCTATTACTGTGTCGGTTTTATTATAAATGGAGGATATATTAGCGCCGCGGCCATCCTTCTTGCTGGCGGCCTAACAGCAACTACAGTCCTATTTGGATGGGGTATACGGGAATGGTGGCCATGGTATATCTGCGCAGCGATATCCGGAGGACTTTCAATTTTTGCGGTTGTCTTCGAAACCCGTGGCTTCGATATCGAAAGACAACAGATCCAAAGTGAATTGGTGCCGATTGTGGTATTGGCAACTGCAAATGGGAATCCCTGGGAACTCTCACCTACGTCTCGAAAGGTGGCAGAGGCGATGATATTCGCATGTGCAATCCAGGGAAGTGTCGACACCTTGGGCAGCATAAGTGCAGCGCAAAAAGCTATGTATTTCGGTCCCGGAGCCACCATGACGGATGCCACAATCGATGCTTTGGACGGAAAAACGCGCGAAGACCGCTGCATTGATGGCTTAAAAAAACTTTACCGGGAAAAACCATTGATGTTTCGCGATATTGTTATCGAACATGCAAAGTAGTTGCAAGATAATGGCGTCTCTGCCTAGCAAGAATACGCGGGAATCTTATTGAATTAGATCCTTCAACTGTTTGACTAATTAATATGGAAATTACATGGATTTAGCGCATATTTTTGATTTCGATTTGCAGACAGCGAATCTGGGGACGTTGCGAATTGGCCCGATGGAAAGTGATTTTAACGAGAAGCTCCAAATCGACGCTGCTATGCCGGATGCCGATGGCCGTCAATTGGCTCAGCAAGCGCTAATCCATACTGCTCGAAAAAAGACTGGTGATGCAGCGACAGGTACCTGGAGCGAATGGCCATCCCTTGCAGAAACCGAAGTCGAGGAAATCACCTTGGCAGAACTTGGCACGTTCTCAGAGAGACTCGCCCAGCGTTATTTCACGAGCAACAGTGACGGGACCCGAGGTCCCGTTGATGGGGGGCCGTCTGGCGTAGATTTCCTTATTTCAGAAATTAACAAATCAAAACTCTCAGACGAAAGACGGATCGCACAACAATTCGAAGAAATTAGAAAAAGTCCCTTTAGTAGCGCAACGATGAAGGCAATGGAATTTAATAGTGGCGTTTCCACGAGACTTGGCGAGGCAATCGGAAATTTTCGAAACCTATCGCGGCCACCTATCGAGTCGCTCTACATTCCTTCATCGAGCCCCATTCAGCGGACTAATGAAGCCCTGGAAACGCTATTGGAAAATGTAGAGCAAATGCGGCCAGTTTTTGCGATGTGTGCCGAACTCATTCAAAGTATGAATTCCACTGCTCTAAAAATGCAAGAGGATTCAATTGCAGCGTCGGCACAGGCAGAAAAACGTGCTGCGCAATCAATGAAATTCGCAACTATCGGCATCTGGATATCCGGCCTCACGTTTATAGTTTCCTCACTATTTTCGATCTATACAATAATGGACGCCGGACACGTAACAAGCGAAACGGTTGGGCATTCAGAAGCGTTGAGTAAAGAGATACACGATATGACGGTTGCCGTCAATTCGGCACGACTAGCATTCGAACGCTCCGCGACTGAAGACCGAACAGCAACGATAAAGGCACCGGGAAAAATTCAACCATGAGATGATCTCATCAAGTAGAGTACATGCTCCAGGCCTCTGTACTTTCACAGTCATGCCATCTAGGTGAAGCTGCCGTCACTGCTGCCTATTCGTCGTTTCTGCCAAGTGAAATTTAGCTGGTGCACATCATCGTAGGATTGGTACACACTACGTTACTCATATCCACTTAAATGTCGAAACAATGAATTACGTATCAACGATTGATCAGTCTTACTAAAACCAAGTAATGGTCGGGCCGGATATAGATATTCCGGCCCTTTTTTTGACACCCGATCTTTCAATCCCTCCTGGTGCACCCGCGCGATGCGGGCGACCCGACCAAAGAACCCTATCGATATCTGGTTTTCGTCCTGCTGAGTTTTGAGGTTTTTTGTAATACGCAGCTTCTCAAACATCGCCGCCTTTTGACGCTTTATTCTCCCCTTCTTCCCGCGCAGATCTTTGCGTTTTTTGCGTGCCGTGTACATCGCACCGTCCGGTGTGTGCTGGCTGGCAATACGTTGCGCCTGGCTGCGCCGCAGATCCTGAGCTATCTTGCGATTTAACGCGCGGCGTTGCGCTGGCTGCAACCTGGTCAGTAGACCACCGACCCACATCTCCACGGCGCGCAGATTTTCCGTCATTGCGTATCCTTCGGTGTATGCCATTCAGCGATCAAAGAATCCCCTGCATACAGGGTCCAGAAATCGTCGGTATATTCCGGCGTGGGCAGGGGCTCAACCAAGTGCCGTACGTCGAGCCGGCCGGCAGCGCCGCGCTTTACCACTACACGTTCGGTCAAATCCAGTTTGATAGACAGATCGACCGTTACATGATTATTGAAATCGATCTCGAAACTGAAGCCGGTTTTACGCAGTTCCGGATTACCAAGTATGTCCGGCTGATGCACCGCTACCCAGGCCAATAGCGGCACCATGATGGCGTCGGCGTCCCCTGGGTAGTCGGTAATAATTACGTTGAGCTTGTAACGATACTCGAACGACAGGGAGCCGGTGCCGACAGCGACAACATGCCCTTCGTCGCCGTACACCACAAAGTTTTCCGGATCCCGCTTTAGATCCGGGTTCGCCGCGCCCAGGTGCGCTCTAAGGCTTTTTGGCTTGTACACGGCTGGACTCCTGTTGGCAGTTGTAAGTCATGTCAACCTGAGCGGCGCAGGTCGCCCAAGCCGCCTCGGTACGCTCCAGGGCGAGATTGAGCGCGCCGTTAGTCTTCGGCGCGGCCGCCGGTAGGCTGCATCGTGTTACTGGCGGGCATTCGCTGACGGTAATCGTCTGCCCCGGTGATGGCCGCGTGGTCGCGCATCCCGGCAATAGCATCAGGCAAAGGAGTATCGGCCCAGCTGCGAATCGCTGCATTTTCATGTTGTAGGTTCTCAATTGTGCGTTCCCGTTCGGTAAGTGTGGCGGCGATCCCTTCCCTGTCGGCTTGCAGCTTGCTCAACGAAACCTTATTTTTTTTTGCGGCCTCGGTCAGGGATTTAATGGCGTCATCTTTGTCAGAGATAGCCTGTTCGGCTCGATCCGTGCGGGCCTTCTCGGCAATCAGGGCGTCGCGCTGGATCCAGATCACGACGCCCAGGACGCCGACAAGAAGCGCCGTGATCAGGCTTTTGACGATCAATTCCATAGCCCTACCCGGGTTCCCTTGCTGTCAATGGTCAGCACCTGGCGGCGGGGCTTAACGCCCTCTGCTGCAATGCCCAGGTGAACCCAGATCGCGGATCCGGCGCGCTCGTAAATAAGCTGATCGAATTGCAGATAGGATTTCTCGATCTTTTGGCAGATGTCCATCGGCGTACCGAACGCAGGGGCCGTAAAGTCATTCGCCAAGCCATCCAGGTGCGCGCTGTTGCTGGCACCGCCTACGGCACGGTTAAGCGCCGGGCAGCGGTAGCCGCTGGAGATCACCATGGCGGCACTCCCCAACTCAAGCCGCACCAGTTCGTTAAAGCGGGCCAGGCGCCGTAGGTTTGCCACCACAGCCGGCACGGGCGTGTTGTCTATGCCCAAGATCCGCGCCTTGTCACTGCGCGTAAATTCTTCCAGTGTGAAATGCTCGGTGATTGCAGTCATAAATTCCCTCTGATGATGTTGGCGACGTTGCCCCGGGCGCGATAGACCAAGACGCACAAGGTAAAAGCGATACCGGCTTGACCGAATGAGGTACGAGCGGTGCCGAGCAAGATCTCCAGGGCGCAGGTGCCGGTAAAGACGATCAGCAGCCAGGCCACCAGCGATATGTGGATCCGGTAGTTTGCATAGCCACGCCGGTAGCACAGCAACTGCATGCAGGTCATGGCGTAGCTGAGTACTGCGATGACGGTAAGCAGCTTATTCATTGCGGCCTCCTTTGCGGATCCAGTCGGGCAGTTCGATCGTCTTAATCAGATCGATGCCGTGCAACGTCAGCGCGATGACGCCGGCTGACGCGAAGAAGGCCGCAACGCCGGACTGCTTGAGCGGGCTATTATTGATGACCTCTGGTGCGGCCAGGTAGCCAACCGCCAGCGAGATGACCATATAGGCCAGTCGCTGCATGACTGGCAAGTTCTTGCTGGAAATCGCCACCAGCGCAGCGCCGGCAAAGGCACCGATCAAGGCATTGCCGTCGATGCCGGGGAACAGCGACGACAGGCCAATGCCGGCGGCGGTGGTAACGAGAAGCGTAGCGGTGCTGGGTTCTGCCATAGTAGGTTCTCGCGGTTAGTCCCAGAGCTGGACGATCTGGGCAGTTTTGGTGGGGGTGACCGTGGGGTCTGGCAACGTGACCAGGCGACCATGCGGCAGATACGGCCCGCAATCGGCCAGCCCCGGATTCAGTTCAAGCGCAGCTTCAACGACATTGGCGGTAGCGCCAAGATGCCGCCAGCACAACAGGTCTAGCGTGTCATATTGCTGCGCGCGCACTTGCATCAGATCAGCTCAACGGTCATGTGCGGCCGGCCAATGATGTTGGCGATCGCCCAATGGGCATTACGGCGTTGATCGCTAGGCGCGGTATCGAGCCACTCCATCATTTTTTTATCACTCAATGACGAGGCGGTGCTGTCGATATCGCGGTAACGCTCAATCATGTCAGCCTTGGCCGTGCTGTAGACGGCGCGCCGATAGTGGGCAATCAGCACACTTTCACGGTCGATATGATCGGCCGGCACGGCAGCCAGTGTTTTATAGCCGGCGGCGATCTGGTCGCGTTTCCAGTCTGCCAGTTCCTGATTGACATGCATGATGGCCGCGACCACGGCTTGCCGCAGGCGCGGATCCGTGACGGTGCCATCCAGGCGCATGGCATCGCGCATAAGCGGCAAATTAATATCGATATACCAACCATCGTTTTCGACGGTCGTCGCGCTCGATGGTGGGTTGCTATTGGGTGTCGATGGTTCGACGGCAATAAAGCTCATAGGGGCTCTTCAAAAAACGGCGGTGGGCGGGCTTCACACTGGACAATCAAGTCAGAGATCAGCCCGCGCCGCCGTGCGCCAGGGGGTGCTCGTTTATTCTTGCGCCGCTTTACCTAAGCGACGTTCAAGGCGTTCAATGTCTTTTTTCGCTCCCACGCCATCGAATAGCTCGATAGCGCGTTTCAGATGGGTAAGTGCGGCTTTTGCGTCCGCCACCAGCGACGGGGAAAAATCACCCTTGTCATCGCCGCCATTCGCAAACACCAGCTGCGCTAAGCCAAGCGCCTTAAATAATTTGGCGCGGGCCTGGTCGGGGGTGTCGCTATCCTTGGTCAGATCCGCAATCGCCGTGAGGATCTGCACGGCTTGCGCCGCATCCTGCCCGAGCGGGCCGCTGAGATACGCACCGGCAAACTCGTCCAACAACATCGTCGGAATGTCCCGGTCGTATTGGTCAGGCAAGGTCATCTTGTGTCCGACCGCATAGCGGGCAATCGTCACGGCGCGCTCGTACTCGCCAACGTCGATATGCCACACCAGGAGCGTAGTCAGCACGTCGTCCTGGCCGCCCTTCCCCGCCGCCAGCACGCCATCGATCCAGGCTTGGTAATTCGGCAGCAGCTTGGCCTTTAAAGCGATCTTGCTTTTGATCGACTGAATCGCTTTCAGGCGTCGCCGGTCTTCGGCCAATTGGTACAACTGGAGCTCGTAGTGCGATCCAGTCGTCGGGCCGCCCGGTTCGGTATTTGCGCTGGTTTGCGCCGCCAGGACACGGGCCTGGTGGCGCAGGGCTGGGGATAGGAAACTCATAGCGCTACGGCACCAACTCGATGTTTTCCAACAAAGCGCCCAGGCCGAAGTCTTCGACTACATACGCATCATTGGACGACTCGTAGTTTTCGATGCGGTCACGCTTGGCAACATCTTCTACACGGCGGCGGCGCGCGCCGTCCTGGAAGTACACCGACAGATTATCGAAACGGGTAATGAGGATGGCGTTATCCGGGAAGAAAGGCACGCGTACCGCCGGCAGGCCGCCGATGCGCTTCTGGCTGATGATGATGTCGGCCGCCAGCGTCTCGGTAGGCGCTTGCTTGGTGTTGATCAACGGGAAATATTTGTCGTTCAACAGCTTGCGGCCGACAAAAGCGACCAAGCCGGTGTCTTCCTGATACCAGGGATCCAGCAGGTTGATGCCGTCAGCAACAGCGGCATCAAGATTGAGGTAATCACCTCCGGTGCCGATCAGCAGCTTGCCTGGCTTCGCCTCTCCCTGGGACATGACCCGTTGCGGCGCATCTTCACGGAAATGCTGCAACCAGCCCTTATTTACGTCCTGGAGCATTGGATAGGCCGCAATGTCGGTATCCGACGCAATCTTGGTGCCATTGAAACCAATCACCATCCGGTCCAGTCCCTGGCGAATCAGGATCTGATTGGCAATCCGGCTCTGGAAGTCTTGGAATTTGGCCCAGGCGTCGAGTTTAGCGTAGCCGATATGGGTATCGAAATTGGTCTTTTCGCAACGATAACGATGGCCGTCCATGGTGGACACGTCGCGCGTCTGGCGCTCGGCCTTGCTGGTATCGGTGCGACTGGCGATGGGGCCTGAGACCCCCAGGCCGAGTTTTTCGCCCTCTTGCTCGGTGACGCCAATGATGTTGATTTTTTTCAGGAATTCGCTGGACTCCTGGATCTTGTCTTCCAGCTTCTGTTGCACAGTGGGTACCACGCTAAACGTATGTTGAACGCTGGACGTCGCGTTCAATTGCGCGATCTGGCTGGTGTAGCCTTCAAACGCGATACGGGTATTTGCTCTCATCTTGTTTTACTCCGGTCTTAGTGGGTTCAAATGTGGATCGAATGGCGAGGCAGGCGCGCGGTTTAAAACTCAGTCTTGATCACGCCGCTGCCGCCCGCCGCTTGGGGCCGTTGTGTCGGGTTGGCGTCGGTCGTATCCATTTGCCGCTTGAATGACGCAAAATCAGACGTCACCTTTTCCAGCGCGGTTTCAAGCGTCTCGATGCGCACCTGGCTGGCGGCGAATTTTTCGTCGCCGGCCGCTACGTGGGTGGCGACGGTCTGGATCGCTTCGCTGACATCGGAGAAGCGCGCGTCATTGGAGGTGTCGCCGGCCGTGATTTTCTTGAACAGGTTCTTGATACTGGTCGCCAACTTGCCAGGCTCGGGATCGGCTTGCGCCGTGTCAAATTCCAATGCAATTTCGACGGCTTCCGAATAGAGGTTGTCCGGGTTCTGTTTGCGCGCTGCAAACGGATTAGCCGTGCCGCTATTGGCGGCGAAGGTCAATATCTCGGTGCCGAGGCTGGCCGGGCTATCGGTCACACCCAGGCCGACCAGGTAGGGCTGACCGGAGTCGGCAAAATTCGGGCTGATTTCCAGGCTGCTATAGATCTTCTGGCGCGCCTTGGTCATGGCGATCAGATCCGGTGTCGGATCGATCTGAGCAAACAACGCCATCTTTTTACCCGCATCGGTGTCCACTTCTTCGGCCTTGACCGCCAACACATCGCCATAGGCACGGAAGGAGCCATCCGGCATCGTGCCGCGAATGTGTTCCAGCCAGATACGTGCGCCATAGGTCGCGGGGTTAAACGTCTTGGCGATCTGCTCGATAGTGCTACGGTCGATCTTTCGCCCGTCTGTGGTCGCGCCTTCAGTGGCGACGCGGAAGAACTTGGATGTTGATTTAGCCATGTTGGTCTCGGGTTGTGCTGACTGTGGATACTTTGATGAGGACTCCATAGTCGGCTCAGGTGCGCACTGATTCAACAAGCAGAGAGTTGATAACCGGCATATCAACCCTGTGCTATCCCCGCTACGCGCGCGTGACGCATACGCTTGCGGCATGTCTGAAATTCTCGAAGAAGCCCCGCACGTCATCGAACCGGAAACGGATCCGCGCCGCCTTGCCAAACATCTGTATTGGCAAGGCTGGCGCGTCACGTCCATTGCAAAACACCTGCAGCAGAAGCGCACCACGATTGAAAGCTGGAAGCAGCGCGATGAATGGGATAAGGCGTCCCCTCTCGAAAAGATCGAATCGTCATTGGAGTCCCGCCTGGTCCAGTTGATCGGCAAGGACGCCAAGAGCGGCGGCGACTTCAAGGAAATTGATCTGCTCATGCGTCAGGTCGTGCAGACCGCCCGCGTGCGCCGCTACGAAGCGCCAGGTGGCAACGAGGTGGATCTCAATCCGAAACTTGCAAACCGTAACGCCGAGCCCAAGAAAAAACCGACCAGGAACGATTTCAGCCAAGAACAGAAAGACCAGGTATTAGCCGCGTTCCGCGACTCGCTGTTCGACTATCAGAAGGTGTGGCACCGCAATGGTCACCAGCGCACCCGAGTGATTCTCAAATCACGGCAGATCGGTGCTACCTGGTATTTTGCCCGCGAGGCGTTGGCCGATGCGATGGAGACCGGCCGCAATCAGATCTTTCTGTCAGCATCCAAGTCCCAGGCGCACGTATTCAAGCAATACATTATTCAGTTCGCCAAGGATGCCGCCGGCATCGACTTGACCGGCGACCCTATCGTGCTGCCGAACGGCGCGCATCTGTACTTTCTGGGAACCAATGCACGGACCGCCCAGGGTTACCACGGTAATTTCTACTTTGACGAATTTTTCTGGACGCACAACTTCCAGGAACTGAACAAGGTGGCGTCCGGCATGGCGCTGCACAAGCAGTGGCGCAAAACCTACTTTTCGACGCCGTCCTCGATCACGCACCAGGCGTATCCGTTCTGGACCGGCGAACTGTTCAACAAACGGCGGCCGAAAGCTGACCAAGTTGACATCGATGTCAGCCACTTGAGATTGTCCAGCGGCTTTACTGGCGAGGACAAGATCTGGCGTCAGATCGTCACGATCCTAGACGCCGAGCGCGGCGGCTGCAATCTGTTCGACATTGATGAGCTGCGCAATTTCGAATACAGCCCCGACCAGTTCGAAAACCTGCTGATGTGCAATTTCATCGACGACACGCAATCGGTGTTCCCGTTGATGGCGTTGCAGCGCTGCATGGTTGATTCCTGGGTGGATTGGGACGATTACAAGCCGTTCACTTCACGGCCCTTTGGCGACCGGCCGGTGTGGATCGGCTACGACCCCTCATTGAACGGCGACAGCGCCGGCTGCGTGGTGATGGCCCCGCCGCTGGTGGCTGGCGGTAAGTTCCGCATCCTGGAACGTTTTCAGTGGCGCGGCATCGACTTTGAAGCCCAGGCCAAAGCAATCAAGGAAATGACGGAACGTTACAACGTGGCGTATATCGGCATCGACACGACAGGGATGGGCATTGGCGTATTTCCACTGGTAAAGCAGTTTTTCCCGCTGGCAACCGCCATCAACTATTCGCCCGAAGTCAAAACCCGGATGGTACTGAAAGCACAAAACATCATCAGCAAAGCCCGGTTGGAGTTCGACGCCGGCTGGACCGATATCGCGCAGTCCTTTATGACAATCCGCAAGACCTTGACCACCAGCGGCCGCCAGGTCACGTATGACGCCGGTCGCACCGATGAAACCGGCCACGCCGACCTCGCTTGGGCCTGCATGCACGCCCTGGACAACGAGCCTTTCGAAGGCTCAAACGAAAACAATCAATCCTTTATGGAGATCTCATGAGAAATAAGCGGCAACAACGCGGCAAGCCCCCCGTTGAGGCATTGAATACCGGCACAGGCAAACAAGCGGCGGCCTCACCCGCTGGTTTCGAGGCGTTCAGTTTTGGCGATCCGACGCCGGTACTTGATAGCGCGGAAGTACTGGATTGCTTCGAGTGCTGGCTCAATGGCAAATGGTACGAGCCGCCTCTCAGTTTCGCCGGTCTGGCGAAATCGTTTAACGCCAGCGTCCACCACAGCAGCGCGATCTACTTCAAGGCCAACATCCTGACAGACACCTTTGTGCCGAACAAATACCTATCGCGGGAAGCCTTTAAGCGGCTGGCGCTGGATTTCCTGACCTTCGGCAACGCCTACCCCGAGCGGCGCACCAGTCGTAGCGGCCTTACGTTGCAAATCAATCACTCCCTGGCTAAATACATGCGGCGTGGTCGGGAGCCCGACAGCTATTTCTTCGTCAACGGCTCAACGCCGGAATACGAGTTTCCCAGGGGATCAATTTTCCAATTGATGGAGCCCGACATCAATCAAGAGATGTATGGCATACCGCAATATCTTAGCGCCCTGCAGTCGGCCTGGCTCAACGAAGCCGCAACCCTGTTCCGACGCAAGTATTACAAGAACGGTTCACACGCCGGCTTCGTGTTCTACATGACAGATGCGAAGGCAAATAACGACGATGTGATGAAGATCCGCAAGGCGATCCACGAAAGCAAGGGGCCGGGTAATTTCCGCAACCTGTTTATGTACTCCCCAGGGGGCAATAAAGACGGCATCCAGATCTTGCCGGTGTCGGACGTGGCTGCGAAAGACGAATTTTTTAACATCAAGGGCGTCACGCGCGACGATGTGCTGGCCGCCCATCGCGTACCACCTCAACTGATGGGAATCATGCCGAGCAATGCCGGCGGCTTTGGAGCCGTTGAACCTGCCGCCCGCGTGTTCGCACGTAACGAATTGGTGCCGCTACAAACACAATTCCTGGCGATCAACGATTGGCTTGGGCAGGAGGTGGTGCGCTTTAACAAATACGAATTGATAACTGGTGAGGGAAATAAGCAATGAGCGATGTTGCAGATCGCGCCGAGTGGCGCATTGCCAAAGATATACAGACTGCCTTGCAACATGCGCGCAAGGTCGAGATCCTTAATAGTGACGGTCATTGCTGTTTTTGTGATGAACCGGTGTCTTATCCAGCGCTTTTTTGTGACGTCGAGTGTCGTGACGATTACGACAGAAAACAATCAACTTTACGGCGTACGGGCAGAATTTTTTAGCAAACTGCAAAACTAGTCACCCGTTTGATGTGTAGCAGCTCAATCTCGCATAGATTGTTTGATTTGACCGGCTGCTATCACCCTTGCTGTGTAAAAACGTAAATCTGACAAAAATCCGTGGTTAGGAGGACCTCTGCAGCTGTCGAGAAAATTACATAGCGGTCGTTTTGACAAATTGGCTTTTCTTGCGACGAAATTCTGTTGACTAGTTACATAGCCTAGCCCCAAAAGGAGGTGGTATGTATCGAAGAAAATTTATTCATGATTTTCGACATCAAAATTGATTACTTCAAACATTGCGGTGGCAACCCAATTCAGTGCTAGATCAATAATTGGCTTAAAAAACAAATCGGGAAATATGATGTTGCTCGTTTTGATATTTTCTTGCCAGCCGCCTTGTAAAAAATGGAAATAGCGATTTCGAATTTCAATCATGAACTTCAGGAATCCTACGAAACTTATCTTGAGCTCTTCATCTTCAGATTCATCGACAAGACAATCTTTTGCTTTAGATTTGTACAAGTTGAAATAAATCGGCCTTAACTCTTCCACCTCAATGCCACTTATATCAATGTCCAAAGTCAATTTATAGAAGCTTTTTTTTGCCCAATGTGTTTCTATAAAATTTCTAAAAAATAGAAGTTCACCCTCACTCGCTTTCGTAGGCATAAATTTTTGAAGACTTGCAAACGAGCGATTAAAGCTTTTTGACTTAGAAACATATATTAATGGAATACTGTAACTAATTCCTTCGAGGACTCGATAAAGGAAAAAAAATGCTTCTAAATATTTTTCCTGTTTTCTCGATGTAAGGCAATTAAGAAGTTCGTACTCTATTGTTTGATAGAAATCCTGATTCGTTTTCAACTTGCGAAAGTATTTCGATAGATCGCTTAACCTAGCGTCGTCAGAAAAGCTCTCTAAGATAATATCTTTTTTAAAGCGAGTATTTTTAACGTAAGGAAATTTTAAATAGTTGACATCCATCTTAAAAATTTTTTTAAAATACAAGTCTTGTATTTTACAAGTACCTGTCAGCAATCTAAATATTCGAAGAGCAGCGCTATCATTTTTCTCCAACGATAACCCGTCAGATATATCATCATTTTTAGTGAATATCGGCTCAGAATAGGTGTATCGCTCAATCATTTGCAGTAAGCTCGCTAAAACGCTCTAGCAGTTCCTCAGCGTCTAAGTCTTCGTATTCCTCGAGGTTTTTGAAATATTCACAAGATAGCTCTCGCCGGTATTTACCTACCTTGATTCGCGATGGATTGAAGTCTGAAAATGCCTTATCGAATGTCTCAATACACAAAGCAAATTGGTCTTCATTCATCGATTTCAATTTTTTAGTGGAATGTTTCGCTCCTGCGGCAAATCCCACCAAGTTATTTGTTGTCTTTAACCACTTGAATGCCTCTGCATTTTTCTGAAAGATTGAAATCAAACCAAGAAACTCTTTGAAACTAGATTTATATTTCGTTGGCTCAATAGCCATAATTTTCCCGACAAGTAAATCATCCATTTTTTCTTCTATAATCTTTTTGTTGTCGACAATTGGACTATCTGCCATGAAAGCAAGGTACGCCTGGATAATGTCTGATTTCCTAAACGACGTTCGCGAGTTATGCATGTTTGCATCTTTTTCCGCGACAACGTTGATTCCTAACGCTTCGAAATCAAATGCATTTGCAATCATGATTTCAACTTGATGTCGAGGTGTCATGGGTCGCTGCCCATTATTAAGCGTGATCATTCGGTACAGTAGCTTTTCGACTGAATCACACAAAATAAAATTGATATATAAATTATTATTGTCGTTGAATTCAGTGGTCACTGACGCGCGATGCAATGTGTTTAGTCGCTGAATTCCGTCGAGAACAAAGGAGCTATTGATATTGGCATTTACATATTTTTCTATGTCTTTTTCTTTAACCGGTTTGGCGGTTACAAAGGCTACCGTTATGGGCGGCATTACGCATCCGTCAGCGATGTCACGTTCCAGCTTGCTGTAGAATTTTTTATCTTGCAGCTTTCGCTGAAATTCAGTCTTGTCAATTAGCGGAATTAGCAAGGCGACCGCTTCTTCATATGAAGCCTTACCAAATGCGACCGTACCATTTATAACGCAATCGTATTGCAGATCTAGAATTTTCAATTGGTAACCTTTGCTTTTATTTGATAGAACTGATTTCGAGATTACAGCCTGGCCTGTGCCTAAAGCTGACGTTTTAGAGCAAGATTGAATGGTGGAAGTTGGCTCGATTTCGAAAATTGATCTAAAGACTACATTCTTGTATTCGCAGTGGCAAGTTGAAGTTCGAGTTTCTAATACGAAAAACAGAAAATAAATTTCCGAGTTCCGCAAGGGTGTCCCTACCCACAGATTTTTGTCAGATCTACGTTTTTACACAGCCTGGACCGACTGCGGCCAGCGACGACAAATGGCCCTTAAAAATCCGAGTTCACGAGCCTCTCGCGACGCCGTTCCAGTGATGCTCTTACCCCAAGGTACGATTCATTGGATTTGCGCTATCAGAGCCCATATATGGCCTTGAGTTCGCGATCGAGAACGCCGAACGTGGCACTTACCACCCCTTTAGGGTATGCAACGTAGACGATGCCTGAAAGGTTGGTCGGTACGCTAACGCCCTCTTCGTGCAGCAAAACTACGCGCTGTCGGCTGTACTTTCCTTGGAAATAGCCAATTTCATGCATGACGTTCTCACGCACCCTTGCCTGTCCATCAGCGTCGGCGTCATCACCGCTCATCACGATTACAGCGGAATCGCATTGCTCGGAGTTCGCTTCTAATTTCTCGATAATCGTCTGCCCTTTGCTCGGTTCTTGAGCCAACTCCATAGTCATGAGCATTAGATCCTTCTCAATATGGGCCTGTACCTCGTACCAATCCTTGGACCGTCCGTGCGAGATGAATACCTTTCGAGGCGCGACCTTAACCTGCGAGGCCGAGTGCTGACTGTTAGCACGAATCTCAAAAAGTTGCTCGATGTCGCGTACGAGCCTCTCCATCTGGGCACGTGAAAAGTGCATTGGCCTCACATCTTCAGGAGTTGCCATCATCTGCAACTCCGGTTCAAGCGGTAGCTGGTGGAAGTCGCTGTACCAATCCGGCATGTACTTTTGCAGAATCGCCAACTGCACTGCCGCCTGTTTAAAATAATGAACGACATCCATGGGATTGAAGCTACGTCGGTGCTGCGGAATGCCACCTCTATTGCGACTGACATCCTCCCCCAGGGCTGACTGCACCGATTTCTGGATACCAGCAAGCTTCGCCATTGCTATTGATATATCGCTCAT